AAAGCACGGTCTCCCGCGAGTTCCAGATGTCGCAGGTCGTGGCGTGCGCTGCGACTGTGGCTGTAGCAGGCTTCTCCGCTACCGTTGCCGCCCCGGTTCCCTCTATCGTTCCGCCTGCGGCGGTGATGATGGAAGCGAGGATTGCCGTTGCCGCCCCTGTCGTAATCAACTGGAAGCGCGTGCCGTCGTAGCGTGCGCCGACCAGCGCACCGGAAGGAATGTCGCCAGGGATTAGCGCCGTCGTGCCGTTCTTCGTCACCGCCTTCGGGCTTGCCAATCCAGACACCGCAATCGTCACCGTCGTCGTGTTCGCGCCGCTCGCAATCCAGTAGAACGCCTGCCCCGCCGCGTAGGCCGTGATCGCGGGCGATGGCGTCAGCGTGATCGCATCAGCCGTGCCGCCTACCGTGGCGACGTAGACGCCCTTGCCGTCCTGCACATCGGCCATCGTCGCGGCATCCGTCCGTGCAGACGCAGCGCCGACGCCTGTCAGCCGGAATCCGCCTAGCGGTATGTTCGCGGTAGGCGTCTGTTGGCCGTCCTTGTAAAGCGCGGTAGAAAGGATGGTGTAGATATCGCTATCTACGCCGTTACGATTCGTCGCAGTAATCAGCGTGCTTGCTACCGCTGGATAATTCGCGCCAGGTGGCGACGCGACGCCGGAGCCATTGAGGGGCATTAACGTTCTCCTTGCTGTGCTGCCTGTTGCATAGCACCGACGTTGGCGCGGCGCATGAGTGCATCTACAATTAAGGAGCGTTGCGCGGGCGCAGCGTCCTGCATGAGTTTGGCGATGGCCTGCGGGTTATCCATGCGGTTCGCCAGTTCCGCCACTACCTTGTCGGTGGCCCTATTCGCCACTCGGTTATAGATGGCCCTAGCCGCAGACCATCCTGGGCTGAAGAATCCATGCGTTTGCCATACCGGTATTTCAGTTGTGATGCGCCGCGTTGCCTCTTTTGATCCCTCACTCGCCATCTTGTTATACTGCGAGTTCCTTGCGAGTTCCGCTTTCACGGCCTCAACTACTGACGCCTCCTGCGGAGTCAGGTCGGCCATGCGCGGCTTGCCGGTTCCAACGCTGGTTTCCTCGCCAGCCTTCTTCACTAGATTGGCGAATACCGTAGGGCGTTCTGCGGTGCCGAGGGAGCTAACCAGCGCGTCTTTTACCGCTTGGCCTGTTTCCATACGGTTAATCGGCTTCGACATTTCGCCATAGGTCGAAAGGTACTTCGGCCAGTCAGGCGCACCAGCATCGACAATTGCCTTGTCAATGATCTTCTGAACGTCCTTCAATAAACCTGCCGTATATCTCTGATCCCAATTCTTGTTTTCTTGGGCGAATTTATTGATGACGTTGCCTGCCTCTGACTTGCGAATCGTGTAAAGCTCGCGCGAGTCAATGATGCCGTTCCTATCCGTTGCGCTGGCGATTAGATCGTTGATTTCCCCCATCGCCTTTTGCAAAGTGGTATTCGTCTTATTCCCTGGAATGTTCTGGATGCGCTTGATCTGTCCTACTACGGAATTGCTTTCCAATGGGAAGTACCCATGCTCCGCAAGACTGTCTGCCTGCATTTGCGCGAATCTGCGCTCTGAACCTTTTTGCAGTGAGACTTCGGCAGCATTTCCTGTCTTGCGTTCAGCCAGTTTCGACAATTCAGTGCCGTATGAATACTGTGACGGAGTACGCGGAAGGCCAGGAACCGGCGGCGCACCGCCGCCTAGACGCGGTTGCTCTATGCCTACTCTTTCAGCGATCTCGCCTGCTTTGCCAAGTCTACGAACGTTTGCTGCTGCTTCTGTGGCCTGAGTGCCACGTTCCGCAATTCGTTCGGCAAGTTGCGGTCCTTTTACGCCAGCGATATTTGCGTTAGCAAGAGACGTTTCCCTTATAGGCGCAGTTGCCTCTTTTCTGGCGAGAATCGCATCTACTAAATCTTTCGGAGTTTTTGCAATCGTCCCGATAGCCGCCTGCCGCGCACCTTCCTGGGATCCCTCAATTCCAGCGGTGCCGTACTTCGACGGCGCACGGTTGGCGATGATCTCCTGCAATGCGGACATTTCCGCGCTTCCTGCTGGCGTCGCGGCTTGGCCTGCGGTAGCTGCGCTGCCGGGTACACGATCCTGATGCTGAAGCATGGCCTGGATGACGGCATCGATCTTATCCGGCCCCGCCACGTCGCGCAGCAGACGACCGGCGCGGCCCTCAATCGGTCCTGCAATGTTCTTGACCACCTTCGACACGGCCTGAACCGGCGCACTCTCGCCAATCTTCGGGATGCTCGGCATGTATTTCGCGCTTAACGCCATCGGTACGGCCTGAATCGCGGTATTCAATCCAGCGCCGAACGTAGCTGCTGCTTCAGGCGGCAGAATCTTCCCTAGCGCCTCTGAGTATTTCCCACCGGCCCAATCCGCACCTTCGCCAAGCAATTCAAACGGCTTTGCGATTACCGATAACGCATCCTTTCCGCCCTGCGTCTGCGGGCTATAGGTCAGTGTGCTGCCGACATTCCTAGCCCATTCCGCGCCTTGTCCTTGCTCGCCGGGAAGCATAGTCCCTGCGATGCCAGCAAGCCCTGACAGGGGCGCGGCAAGCGCACCAGTGGCCAGCGTCAAGTTAGGTTCTACAGCACCACCAATAACCTTCTTCAGTAGCCCTTCTTCTTCAGGAGAAGCTACGGATGGTTTTTTAGCCTTGAATTGATTTATTGAAATACCTTTCGCCTTGGCCTCAAGTTCAGCCAAACGACGAAGCGCAATCAATTCTTCTCTATCGCCCAAGCGCCTTCCTCAGTTGCAGAAGTTCGGCTTGTTCATCAACAGAAAGACCATCAGCACCAGCAGTCAAAGCCTCACTACCCAGCCTCTTAACGCGCTGTAATTCCGTCCTGTACTCTTTCAGGCTTTGCCGGAATTGCGGCGTTCCTTGAGTGGCTTGCAATGTTGCTTTCAATGCTTCCAATCGCGGCCATTCTTTTTCCGTCAAAGTGCCGATTGCCCCGGCGGTTCCGCGAATGGTTTGCAAAGATGAAATTGATGCCTTCGACCGCAAGCTATCTTGTAAAGCCTCCGCATCAGCAGTGTCTTGCCGCAAGGTTGGAATTCGTGAAGCGATAACACCGACCGACGCATTGAGTCCCGGATGTTCTGGTACTGTTGGTTTACCTGTTTTCGGATCAATTTCCTCTGAACCGATCAATTTATCTATGTTGCCTATTTCTGCATCAAGAGTTGAATCAAGGAGTGCCTTGCCGCGCTCATCTTTGGTTTTAGCGGCCTTCATCTTCAGGTCTGTTGCGCTACCAGGAATAACGGCCATACTCCCGTCGTCGGCCCACCGAAAATCTTTTGGCGGCTTCGGATTTTGATTTAGACGCGCAGCCCTATCTTCCCTGCGCCCAGCCTCAGCCGCCGCCCTATCGGCACGCCGACCGGCCTCAATCTGCGCGGTGGACGCTTGCGCTTGCGCCGCCAAATCTCTACGCATTTGCTCCGTCTGATCCCTGCCTAATGCGCGATCTGCGAGTAGATTCCCCTGCAACTCCCTTGCGCGCTTATCGGCAACAGACAAATCCTCCTGCCTGTTCATGTGCGTCAAATCCAGCGTACCGAGTTTCTGCAACATCGGATTGCGCGAAAGAATCGCCATCTGCACGGCACCGCGAGGATCTGCGGCAACTCCTGGCGCGTTGATCGTCGCCGGAGCGCCTTCGCCCTGATTCGCTGTCTCGTCAATGATCGCTTCGCTGGTTCCGGGCGTGCCAGCCTTGCGCTGCACGTACCGCGAAACCTCATCAGCCTGACCTTGCTGATACCGCTGTCCAAGGTCAGCCATCTTCTTGTCTCCCGCATCCAGCCCCTTCTGCGCCATAAACGCCTGCACAATCTTGGCTACGCCCTCAAGCGGCGAACGCGCAACCTTGAAGCGTCCAGCGTCCAGCGTGCCGCCAAGCGGCTGCATGGACTGCTGTAGCAGCGCCTGCTCGATAGCCTGCTGGCGCGTCAGTCCGCTCCATTCCGCCGCCATTTCAGGTGGCAGGCCGCTGGCAAAGAGTCCTAGAGGGTCAGAGGAGGCCATAGTCCACCGCCATGTAGCCGTTCTGCATGGTGTACACCGCTCCAGGCTTGACCGTTAAGACTTCATCAGCCATTACGCCAACGTCGCGCTTCCCGTAAATATCGTATTCGTAAATGCCGATGCCTAGCGGATGGTCGCCAATGCGAACGATATTCGACTTCAGGCGACGGTCAGAACCGGGAAATCCGGCCCTCGCCCAACCACCCAAACCAGCGGCGCCAAGCGAGAACAGCCCGCTCATGGCGCTATTGGCACCTGCCTGCTGCGCGTTGTAGGCGTCAGCGCCGGCCCCGTACTGCGCCTGCGCAGCGCCGAATATCGGCGGGGGCGCAATGTTCGTGTTCTGCGCCGCCCCAGGCACCGCGAACGGGTTGTTTACCTGCGACCCGCTCATCAGCGCGTTGATCTCGTTCAACGGTGTCTGACGGCCAGCCAGAATCTCCGCAATCGAGTCCTTCCGGCGCTGCGCGTCCGTCTGGAACGCCTGCGTCGCCTGCCCGCTCGCGTTGCCAATCGCCACGTTCTGCGCGTCGTTCACCCCGCGCTGAATCAGGTTCATGCGGTCATCGTAGGCTTTTGTTCCGGGGCGAATACCGGCTGCGATCAACTCTGAATTGGCCTGATCCCGCGATCGGCCCGCATCCTCATTGACCCGCGCCATCTGCGCTGCAATGACCTGATCGCGCATTGTCCCGTAGGAACCGGGGCCGGTAGGCGCACCGGAAAGGTCTAGATTCTTCCCGACGACGCCTTGCAGGGCTGTGGCACCTTGCGTCCCTAGATCGGCCAGCAGCCCCTTGGACTCAAGCGACTTCTGGTATAGCGCCTGCTGCTCAGGGCTGAATGTCTGCGTGAGAGTGGGCCGCGAGCCATCCGCACCGCCGGCCCACGTCTGCGTCCCGAACGGGTTGACCACATTCGGATTGTTTAACTGCGATGAAGCTATCGCAGTTTCTTTGTTCGCAGCGCCTTGGGCGGTAGCTGCGGCCCCGTAATCAGGGGCGGGAGGCGGACTCGGAGAGCACATTGGATTTCTCCATGACAGCGGTTACGGGAACCTGTGCGCTGTCAGCGCGCCCTATTGACTTGAAGAATACGGTCGAAACGGGCGAATAGTCAAGGTATTCAAGGATTCGCCCTATCCCGTTGCTGATCTTTGCCGACATCTGGATTGCGGTCACACCGCGCTCGGCAAGCTCGGCCTCGACGTATTTGACGAAGGCCAGCGCGTTCCGGCCCCTGCGATACTCAGGCAGCAGAAACCATTGATCCTCAACTGAAATAACGGATTGCGAATGCATCGACTGCGTAATGTACATCCCCGCATACCCGGCCAATTTCTCGCCGTCCCGTGCCGTGAACATGACGAAAAACCCTATTTTCTCGCACTGGATATACCGCTCGAATGATGGAGAAAAGACCTCCCCACGCCTGAATCCCTCGGTTTCATGCCAGTGCTGCGAAGCGACAACCATGACCTCGTTCCAACAGCGCGTCAGAGATTCAACGGCAAAGGTGAGGCTCACAAGATGCCCCCAGGCTCATACGTCATGTCGTTTGCGATCCATTGAACGGTCAGCGAATTGGTCGCAATCTTGACCTTCCCCGAAGCGCAGTAGCCGACATTCGCATCAGGAGAAGTCCAGTTTTTCACCACTTCCAGACCTGCGGCCCAATAGCACTCGTCCCAATTATCAACGTCCCATCGCGCTCCGGTTGTGACGCTATAGGTTGCTGAACCGCTGATCTCCGTGTCTTGGAAGTCAACGTCAATGTCGGTCAGGAACGAAATATCCCCGTTCACCGCCAGTACAGGGCGGTACATCGCAAATCTCTTTTGCTGGCCTAATTTTCCGAAGTAGTTGAACGCCTGCTTGCCGTAGGCTTCGATGTTGTCAACGCCGTCAATCGTCCCTGTCCATGCCTGAACGACCTTGTTACTGGTCGTGAAGTAAAGCAGCCCGTTGAATACCGCGAAGTCCTCTGCATCCCAATCGGTGAACTTGCACCATGATTTTGTGATCGTGTTCATCACGTACTGCTGGTGTTCGCCGTCCTCGGAAATAGGCACGTTCACGATCATCGCCCCGTAAGCCGGGAATATGATTGTTTTCCATCCGAAGGTGCTGCCATAAGACCGAGCCGTATCCGTAAATGCGTTCTCGATCTTGAATGAAAGCGCGAGTTTGTAGTCAATGCTGGCCGATTGCAGGGCTGCGGACAGAGGGAACGCCCCGTTCTCCGTCAGCACGATCAGGTCGCCACCATACTGGCACAGGCATCGCCTTCCAAGCGGCTTGCCGATGTAGAAGCTGCCGACCTTCGCCCATGTGCTTGCCGAGTTCGGATTCGTCCCCTGGTACACCACAGCCTCGCCCTCGGACGATACGGCAACGAAAACATCGTCCTGCCCGTCGCCCGCATCCCGCGTCCATGAGCCTATCGCTTGCAGGAAGCCGCCGCGCTTGAATTCACCGGACAGGTCGAACGCCGTCAGCGCCCCGCCAGCAGCGCCAGCGGCCAGATACCAGAATTTCAAGGTGGCGACTTCAATGAACATCAACCGCCCCTTGAACATGAGTGGTTGCACAAGACCAGTCGTCGTAACTCCGGTCAGCGCGGGCGATGTGCCACCGTCAACCGCCGTCCAGGTCGTGCCGTCGTAATAAGCTGGCTTGTCCACGCCGTTGCAGGCGATCAGCCAGTTGCTAGACCCATCCCCAAACATCGTCCACTGGTGCTTGCCGTTGGTGCGCGCCAGCACCGAAGCCCCCACCGCCCCCGCGCTGCTCACGTTGTAGATCCCGGTCGCCGTAACTCCGAACATCTGATTGCTGCCGGTCAGTTTGTTGTAGACCAGTAGCGTCTTGCCGTTGTTCGTCATGCCGGTGGCGTGATCTGCGTAACCGCCGCGAATCTCGACGTAGGACGTGCGCGGGAACCAGTTGTTCAGAACCACCGCGTCCGTAGGCTTCATCGCCGCCAGCGCATCGCGGGCGTTCCAGCCGCCCAAAGGTGCCGGATAGGACTGCACCACGCTGATCTGCTGTCGCTGCGGAGCCTTGGCGCGAAGCGCAGTTCTCACAGCGGCCAGCTACCTTGACTTACGAATACGCCGGGGCGCGGCCCCTGCCACGTCGGTTGATCCATGTGAAGCACAGGCTTTCCGCCGTCGCGCCCGAGCGCGTCCTTGATTTGCGTTTCATACATCCTGAACGCTTCTCCGTAATCCAATCCCTTCTCAGCAAGCCATTTCCACCGCAGGCCCATCAGCAGCACCGTTTCCGGCAGCAGGATCGTGTCGGTGTCCAGCGTGAAATACTGCTTGTAGGTAGACCCATTAGCCCCGAGAATCCAGTTCTGCGAGACGTACTCGAAGTACCAGCTATACCCCGCAACCGGAACCGGGTTAATCATCAGCAGCCCGCCACGGATGCGAAACTGGTATCGCGGGCCGGTCGGAGCCAGAGCCTTGCGCGCCTGCCACTCCTGCGCGTCCACCGGCCCCCATATCGGGAGCTTGTTCGTCCGATCCCAAATGGTCTGATTCTTGATGTAGCGAAACCCGTTGCTGGCGATGGTGGCAATGGCTCCCTGCGATTCCGTCGCCGCGCTCGTCAGTGAGGCTTCAAAGGTAATCCCCTGCCAGCTACCGCGTGAGGCCATGTCGTTGCCGATTTCCTCCAGCAGCGCCCTGATCTGCCTGACCCGAGTATCCGTCGTTCCAATGACGGTCGTCGGCACGTTCAGGTTCGTGCGCTCGCAGAATCCTTGCACAATGGTCAGCATCGTCATGGCCTACTCCTTAGATATCGCCTGTCGCATTTTGCGCCTGCGCTTGCGGTGGCGCAACTATGGCCGCGGCGACAGCATCCACCTTGCGCGGGCGACCGGGGCGGCGCTTGACCGGCTGCGCTGCCGACAATGCCTCGGCAACCTGCGCCGGTTCAGGAACCACAGGATCGAGAATGTCAGCCGCGCTAATGCCTGAGTCGTCTGCAACCTGCACGACGGCACCGGGCTGGTATGACTGCGCTTTCGACTGCGCCATCAGCATCGCAAGCTGCTGCTGCATCTCAGCCTGATTCGCTTCCGCAACCGCAAGGCGCTTCTTCAGTTCCGAATTCTCCATCACCAGCGTCCCGGTATCCTTCGCCGCCCGCAATGCAGCAATAGCCTTGTTCTTCAGGTCCAGCGCCCCTAGACCTATGCGCCGCATCCCCTCGTCATTGATCGCCGCCAAACCCTCGACGGTCATCACGTTAATCCTGATTAGTTCCTCTTGCTGCACCGGGGAGATTACGCCCCACCCCCTGATCGGAGTTCCATGAAGCGGGACTTCATGCCCAACTTTCCACCGCGAATAAGCCTCGTGGTAGGCGTCAAGCCATTTCTGAGGAATGCGCCCATTCTTCACATCGGCTGTTTTATTGACGAGCCACTTTGAAACAACCGACTTGAATATGTCCCTAGAACCTTGCGCGCTCTCATGAACCATGTGGACTTCTTTGGCGACGTAACGCCCTTCCTGCGCGCTCTTGGCGACATCTTCGACAAGAATCCTCTCGAACTTTATCGGAGAAGGTTGGCTATCCGTCTCTACTACCTGGTCCAGCATACTCATGCGGCCTCCTTGGGCTTACAGTTTCCTAACAATCATTGACAGTACGAACAAGAAGCACGTTACCGAGGTAGCGAATAACGCCGCTTGGTAGCATTCATCTAAAACACCACGTAACCAATCACGCAGCATCAGTGGCGGCAACGGAATAAATAGGCTATGTAACGCTGGATTTGTAACTGCCAGCGAGTATTTCATTACTAAATTCATAAATTCTCCTTTGGTTTGTCGGAACGATGCAAGCGCATCGCTCTGAAAAACCCCGCCCCGAAGGGCGAGGAAAAACAGCGAAGAAACTTTCTTTTACGTGATTGCGCCTTGCGTGAACGGGTACTGAATGACGCCCTGCCCGAAGCCCGTGTAGGTTCCGGTAGCCGTGACAGACCCGCTCGCGGTCGAATTCTTGTCGCCAAGAACCCCGATTGCGCTACCGGCGTAAACCGTGCGGCCATCCGGGTCCAGCTTGGCAACCACCGTCGAGGCTGGAATGCCAGTCCCGGTAATCGCCATGCCGAGGAAAAACCCGTCATAGCCATCGCGGAATACGAGGTTGCCGTTGCCGTTCGTGGTGTTGACCACGCCGGTAACGGTGCCAGTTGCCGCCACTGTATTGCGGACATTGAGCAACTGCTTGCCCGCCGTATTGGTCCCGGCAATGCCAGCAGCACCGATACCGATTACGGCATCAGCAGCTACCGTCGCGTCCGTCTTGTACACGCATACCCCTGAAATCTGAATCCACCCGAACGTGCCGGATGCCATAGGGGCCATCGCAACGCCGAAGGGTCGCCCCAGACCAGCGGTGCTAACCAGCAGAACCCCAACGTAGGCCGTAATCACGCCGAGGGCGATTGACGCGCCACCGACCTGAACCAGACTTCCTTTGAGGATTGCCGCGCCCGACTTGATGTACATGAACTCGCCCTCACCCCAATACGGGTCTACGGCGGTCACTTTCGTACCAAGCGGTATACGCTGCGTGGTGTCCGGCGCGAACCAGTCGTTAAACGGCTGCGCTCCTGCTGTAGTGCTTACTGTTGCAAACATGATGCTTCTCCTTTTTGTGAGTGGTTAGGCGATGATGACGGCTTGCTGCTTCCTGTTGGAACAGGTCATATTGCCCATCCACAGAATCGGGACGACTTCGCCATCCTGGTTCGTCGGCTGCCTGCGCTCAAGAATCTCCAAATCCGCATCCTGGTGCGCCACGACTTCTATGTAATTCGTGTTGCAATCTGTTACCTTCTTAGGTACACTTACTGAGTGTGTGTAACCATAAGACGGGCTGAACATTTCTGTCAGCCTCTCGGCATTCCTGCCGAGTTCGGAACATATCTTCCCTTCCGGGGATGGCACTTGTTCTCTACGCACGCCTTGGCTTTCGCCATGCTTGGTTCGGTATTGTCCTTCCGCGCCCTTGCGGGCCGGGCATTGGAGTTCCACCGAGTTCGCCATCATTCCATCTATCACCTTACGGAGGATTGATTGAAACGAGAATTGATCGCTTACGCTGCCGGGTTGTTTGATGGCGAAGGAACCATTGGGGTTGCCATTCACAAAAAAAGAACCGTCATGCAAATTCGCGCTTGCATCTGTATGACAGACAGTACCGCGCTCTTTTACATGAAAAAGCACTTCGGAGGGAGTCTTCATAAAGGCAAAACTCGCCCTAATCCGGCTCACAAACCGTTGCACCAATGGGCTGTTTCCAGCCAACTTGCCGCATCCTTCCTTCGCATCGTTCGCCCGTTTCTTCTCATCAAAGCCGAGGAAGCGGATGTCGCTCTTGAGTTCCAAGCCAGCGTTGACAAATGGAAACACAAGCTCGGAAACCGCTACGGCTTCAGTGCTAACAGGGACGAAGTTTTTGCTTACAGAAGGCATTTGGCAGTTCGTTTGCGTCAACTTAAGTTAAGAGTCAAACCTTTCGCTGCTTGATAGTGGGGCCATGACCCTACTGAATCGTAGTGGGGCCTTCAACCATGTAAATATGGGAAGCGGGGATGCCAGAGTTGCCGTCGAACAGGACATCGGCGTTCTTGTACTTCAGCGTGACGAAACCGCCAGAAGCCTTCGACATATCGCTGTACCGCTTGAGCGATACCTGCGAACCCTCGAAGAACTGGTAGTAGTCGTTCGACATCACGATCAGGTCGGGCTGGTCGTCAGGGCCGCGATCCACCGTCAGCCATGCCGGAAGCATCAAGCCGTTCTCAATCGTCGTCGGGCTAGGCGTCACGCCGAGTACCGAGGCGTCAACCACGGTGTTCTGCCAGAACGGCCACACGCTCGCGTCAATCCCGCCGACGGTGTTCGTATTCGTGTCCGCGATCAGGGCTTGGAGGCCGTTGATCTGGTTCGTGAGGGAACCGGACGAATACATGTCGCTGGAGAAATTGTTGTTGAACGAGCGGATAGCGTTCTTGATCTTCGACCTTGCGAGGCTGAAGATGCGTGAGTCGCCGGAGTTCTTGCGCAGTTCCGTTCCGCTGGAAACTACGCTCATCCAGATATTGCGCCATTGGTACTCGGCGGAAGTGATGACATCTTGCTGCGTGATGTTCAGCACGTCCCAATCCGAAAAGCGCGTATAGCTGGAATTCGCTTGGTGGTCGAGCGGGGTAACGATGTTAAGGCCACCGTCCTCGGTACGGGTGTTACCGCGTTTGCCAATGTACTTGAGCAGCGCGTTCCGGTTGGACAGGTTGTCCTTTACTTCTTTGCGGTGTTTGCGGACGGTACTGGATACCAGTTCCGTAAACGTTGCGTTTGGTGAAGCCATTTGAAAATGCTCCTAAGACAAATCAATGGGTGCGAGAGCGTATTTCCTTCAGCGTCTCGCGCATGGTGTCCTCCATCGACCCTTTAGGTTCTGTCGGAGCCTTGCGGGTGTCTCGACTTCTGACGTTTGTTGCCGTTGCTTTGCGGGCTGCTTCCGCCTGGGTCTTTGACTTTTCGCGCAGGGCTTTCTCGTTATCCGCTTGTAGGCGGGCGAGTTCCTTTGCGCGAGTGACCGGATTGGCGTAGACCGCTTTCTCATACGCCTGTTCGAGCGTATGTCCTGCTTGGATGTATGCAACGATGTCCTCGCTGCACTCATCGAAATATGCGTGTTTGGGGTCGGCTGCGAAGGCTTCAACGTCCTTCGATGTCTTGGCCTTCGCCTCGTTCAGCGCGGTCTGCTCACGCGCCGTAAGGCTTGATTCCAGCGTATTGACCTTTTCCTGCAAGGCTTTCACGGCAGGATCAACCTGCACGGTGTCATCGGCTGGCTTGTAGGAGGCAAGGTCAATCCCATATGACTTCGCAAGGTGCGCGAAGTAGGCTTGCCGCTCGGCTGGCTGCGCCGTGGAGAGCCTGTAGTGCGCGTTCAGGAGGAATTGCGCGGCCTTGGGCGCGTCCACGCCCTGCGACGTGAGGAATGCCTTATAGGGTTCCGTAACCTCGCGCATCTGTTTGCCGAAGCCTGAGTCTCCTTTGTATGCGTCCATTCCGTCCTGCATTTGTTTCTCACGCTGGAGGTAATATTTTTGCGCTTCCGGGGCCATTTTTGCCCACGTCACATGATGTTCAGGAGCCCATGATTTAGGGACAATTACTTCGTTGCCATTGATAGATACTGCTTTCGTGAACCCCTTGTATTCATCAAAAGCCTTTGCCGCTTCATTAGCTTTGGCAGCGGCAGCGGCTACAGCAGCGGCATTCGGCTCTTCGGTCGCGGTGTCATCAGCGTGTGTTTGATCCGCCGTGTCGTCGTCTGCCGCTGCTGTATCTTTTTCCGCGCCGAAGCCAAGGCTTTTTCCAAGGTCCGTTGAGGCTTTTTCAAGGTCAAATTCCGGCTGCGAGTCCGTAACATTCGCATCCGCAATCGGGCCTGAAACCGTGGTATCTACCGCTTCGTCGCTCATTGTTCTGTGCCTCTTGTTGGTTGAACGTCTGCTCCGCTTGCCAATTCTTCCGCCAGCTTCTCGCGCTTTCTGACCGGCCATGCTGCGATTGTCGCATCTACCGTATCGCCGACGGCATTATCCAAAGCGTCGTCTGCCAGCTTGATATTACGCACACGATCCGTTTTCATTTCGGGGTCGTATTCTATGCAGTTAGACCGCGCCATATCCTCGCGCCGCGCTGCCATGCTGGTGATGGGGCGATCGTCAATGGGGGACGTGTAGTGAACGTCTTTCTGGATGAACGCCATCGGAGCGCGCAGGAACACCTTTGCCGCCCACTGGCCGCAATGCGGGCATGAGTGCGAGCCGACACCATGATCCACAAACGCCTCATGGATATGGCCTTCCCTGCACTCGAAATCGTAGAGTGGCATCAGTGCATCATCATCAAAATGTCGTCGTCATCTTCGTCAATGTCGCGTTGCGCGATCTCATCACTCCAGATGCGGATGATTGCAGCAACCGCGTCCGAGTCACGCTGCAACGCCTTCCAATCAACCTGTGCGACCGGCGGAACAAACTTGAACCTAGCCTGCTTATCAGCGAACGGCTTGACCAGTTTCCCGGCCTCTGCCTTGACCGCCTGCGGAGCATCGGATGCGACAATCTCTCCGTAGTATTCCGCGACGACGCGATCAAGGATCGCCCGAAGATGTTTCTCAGGCTGTTCCTTAAGCGTGCGCTTGCGGCGCTTTGTCTGCCAATCGACGGGATAGCCAGCCCCGCCCATCGGAAGATTGTCTGGAGGAACCGGCGGCGTTCCTGCAGTGCCAAGCCCGAGCGTGACGAGGTACTTGACCGCGCTGAACGGTGTGCCAAGGCCGACGGTGAGAAGTCTGCCAGCACTCATGTCGCCCGAGTCACCGTTGCGGGGTCTGTGGCGCTATCGAGCGTGAAGGTAGCCGCAGCCGTAACGTGATCCAATTTGTTGATCGTCTTTGTCGTACCGCTTATTGCCGCCTCGCCAAGGTGCGAGAGGACTTCGCTCATAAACTGCGCGAGCGTCGGAGCAGTCCCGTTCGCACGGTAGGACTCAGTGATCGCCGTGGTGAGGACAGCCGCTACCTGCGCAGCGGTTGATGGGGTGACACCCGCTACTGTGCCTGTTACGTTCCCATCGACGTTCCCGGTTACGCTGCCCACTGCCCCTATGACCGCCGCAGCCGTTGGCGTTGCCGCAGTAGCCGCCGTGGTGACGCTGGTTTTCATGGCCGCTGTCAGGTCGCCGTTCGTCGGCGCGTTGGTGAGGTTCGTTGCTGTAGTGGTCGTAGTCACAAGCGGAATGACATTATTCGTTCCGGCGTAGCCTGTGCCGTCGAAAAAAGCCTCGGCGTTGTCGGCGGCTGTTGAATCACCTGAAATCTGCGTCGCGTTCACTGCTGGCGGAGTGGTAACTGCGGTGCCGTTCCAGTGCGTTACATCGACTTCCGGCACGCCGTTCACGGTCGGCGTAGCAGCGGCAGTGCCAAGCCAAGCGGCGACATCGACCTTGGGCTGGCCTGCGACACCCTCGGCAGTCACCGCACGGAACGTGGCAGCGATGAAGTTCACCGTGTTGCCATCAACTGTAACGGCGCTGACGATAACCCAATAATACGAGCCTGCGGCGTAAAACCCGGCGTCAGTGTTGTCGCCAGTGTCTATGCTGAAACCGTGGATACCCGTGATGCTGTCAATGTCGATGCCATCGGTGTCCATCAGCGCGTAACCAGCGTCGCTCGATCTCTGCGTCATCGAGACGCCCTTGTAAACCTCGATGTCAGTGACCGCTAGGCCGGTCAGCGTGATGCTCGCGCCGGTCGAACTCGCGTAGCTGGCGAACGGGATCGGCAGCACCGCGCCGATTGGAACGTCACCGAATGGGATCATTGCACCAGCCTCCCGCCTATGAGTGGCCCACCGCCGCCCGTACCGGCCCCGGCAACGATCTGCACCGCGCCGATGTCAAGGTATCCGAGACTGCCGCCGAGGAACTGGCCGGGGAATCCTGTCGCCTTCGCCGGGCTTGATGTGCTGATGCTGAAGTCACCACCAGCCGCGTTCGTAAATGCTGGGTCGGTCGTGAACTCGCTCGATGCAACCTGTGCGTTCACCGTCAGGTTGGAAAGGTTCGCTCCACCCCCACCGCCAGAGTGGAAGAACACGTTCCAGCCGTGGAAACTTACTTTCTCCGCATCCCCTGCAACCCACTCCACGTTGTACTCGCCAGCGGCGTTTCCATTCTCTGAAAAAATGCTGTTGATGAGCGTGACTTGCGCATCGGCATCCGCTATTTCGAGACCGCTGTTTCCACAACCGTACACCGTGAGGCCGTTGAGCCAAAACATATTCGCCGTTATGGTTGGTGCGCCAGACCAATACACGCCGCGCCCGGCGCAGGAATCGATGATTGTCTGTTCGATGACCGTTCTAGTGTTGTTAGAACTACTTTGCTCTATCCCATCAGCGGCCACATCATGTAGATAAAGACCGTGGACAAATACATCGCCCGAAGTCATGCTGACCGCATCGCCACCTACGCCCGCCACTTCGCACGCGAATGCCCTGCTTGCAGCTGCTCCTAGAGAAAGCCCAACCCCACCAGCATCAGAAACTTTGACGTTATAGAACACGCACCCTGACGCGGAACTGCTCATGTTTACCGCATTTCCGGACGCACCGTCCTGATCGAGTTCTAGGTTCTCTAGCCACCATAGAGCAAAGGCACCAAGTTTAACCGGCTGCGTCGTGTTTGTTATGTTGATGAGAGGACGTACACCGGTCGCGCCTTTTATTTTTATGTATCCTGCTGCTGGCGTTCCAGCGGTGCGGCTGGTGATCCAATCAACTGTGCCGGCTGCGGGCGAATTATTTACTTGTACAACATCGCCAGCGCGCAAAGCGCCGTCAATGAGATTCAGCCCGTTGCCCCCTGGGGCCGCATACCTGCCGCCGATAGCCCAATTGGATGCGGTTACGCCGGTCGGGGCAACGTCCACTGTTACCTGATCTAGAGTGTCGTCTTTCGCTGTAATCCAGAAAATCTTGCGATTAGCGTTCGTCGCGTCGTTAATGTAGATCGTGTCCTGTGTTGGACTGCCGGCGGTTGCGTTCACGCTCGATAGATCAGTACCGACAGTCAATTGGACCACGGAGCCGGTTACGACGGCATCCGCCGTCCCACTCAAAGCTGCGCCGTTAGCATCACGAGACCCTGAATTTGTAGCCGTGCCACCAGTGTCGATATAGAGCGTGGCCATTATCCGACTACCTTTACCGACTCGACCAAGGCTATCTTTTTCGCTCGCGCCTGTTCGAGTGTTACCGGAGATTTATCAGGATTTTGAAGCGACAAATGCACGAAAGTTTTTTCAGCCCGCATTGCTGCTTCATCTGCCTTCCCATCCATCAGCGCAACACATTCACCCGGCATGAGTGCAGCAACGTATTCCTCGTACTGAATCTTCGTTAGTCGCGCGCCAGCGTGCAGAATCGCTCCGCTTGCATCAACTGAGTCCCCCGCCAGCGTAATCGTGCGCCGGGACACTTCTTCCCTGTGACGCAGGAAATTTGTATTTCTCTGCGTGACGATCGCCGTATGGGTGGGCGGGAACGAGGCTGCGGCTGCGCGGTACGCATCCAACCACACTTGAGCTTCGGCGGGGGAAAGGTTCACCAGTCCAATGCGCTTAAACGGAAACGCTGCCTTTACCGCGCATTCGGCTGGATACAGCGCGTCTGGATAGAACGTCTCGAACACCACGTCATCAGGAAACCAGACATTCCTCGGCGTCGTGCCCATCACTCGAATACCGCTTGACCCGGGGGCAAAGATGCGCGTCGGGCGATCCAGCTTAGGCCAGTAGCAATTCACGAACAGCGTATCCGTTACCACTCCCATTGATCCGGGAAGAACGGCAAACTGCAAGCGGATGCCAATTGCGAGGTTCATTTAACTCATACTCACAAAAGAATCGTTCGACGTGGTCGTTGTCGTGGCGTGGGAGACGGTGACAGTCATATCAATGAACCTGTACTTCGCTCATGGTGCCGTCGGCGTGGTGTCTCTTGACTCCAGCCAATCTACCGTCTTTCCCTTTTACTCTCTCCATCCTTACAATTTCTCGCTTGCTCATATCCTCGACGCGCTGCGCTATGGCAGATAGATTCTGTTCCAATGCGCCAACAGCCTGCACAACTTGCTGCATTGCTTCTGTTGCTCCGTTTACCTTGTCGCCAGCATCTTTCGCCAAGTCCTGCTCGCGCTTGGCGCTATTTTCCTGCAAAGACTTGACGCGCTGCTCCGCGGAATTCTTGACCTGAGAAACAGTATCCTTCGTCTGAATCTTCTCTGTTGAACGTTCTTCATGAAGTTTCAGTTGATCTTCAGCGACCTTAACCTTGAGTTCACGCAGGTCAAGATCGGCTTTGCGTGCGATAAGTTTATTTTCCTCATCAGCGGCTTTGAGAGCGGTTTGCAACTGAGATACCGTAGCCTCGGACTTGATCTTGTCCTGCATGGCGGCGGCATCCTTCTGCATCTGCTGTTCTTTCATCGCCATTTGCTCTTTGGCTGCGGCGCTATCCTTGCCATCGTCAGGCGGCTTCGGCGCCTGCATCTGCTTCACGTAATCCTCAATCTCTGTGCCGAAGCGGAACCTGCGAACGATAGCGAGCATCATGGACTGAGCGGCCTGGAACGGCATCGCGCCGGATATAACCAGTGGCGTTACACCATTGAGATACTGCCCGAGCGCGGTCATCACCTCAGAGATGTTCTTCTGATCCTCGACGGCTTCGGGCTCGACCGTGGAATTCGTCTCGATGTCGATGCGGTAGGCTCGTTGAGTGTCGTCTCGCAACATGGCAAGAACATCGGCCCACTTGGGCGTCTGAAGCTGCTGTTGGACCTGCTGCAACTGCTGCATGGCGGGGCTTGGCGCTGCCGGCTGCGCGGGTTGCCCCCGCGCTTGCGCCTGTGCGGCCATCATCTGCGCCTGCATCTGGTCTTGCTGTACCTGCGCCATGAGGGCGCTGCGAACGGCGGTCAACTCGTTGAACTTAGGCTCCAAGAGGAATGGCAAGCCCGTCATCTTGGCCCATGTTTCCTCGCTGAATTTCGTCGCCGCGATCTCAAGCATCATCCGCAGCAGGTCGCGGGCATACCTCTGGACTTCCTTCTGCTTGGGCTTGAGTCTCAGCGTCCCCCACTCGGACTTGAGTTTCTGCGCCGATGCCGTCTCGCTTGCGACCGTCGAACCACGGATGATGTCAGACATTCCCGTTACTTCGTAGATAACGCGCTTGCATTGCTCACGGGCGATGTAGAGTTTTTCCAACGTCGTTACGAGTTCCTGAATCGGCGCGAACCAGATCGCGTTTTGCAGAC